GTTGTCAAGAAAACAACCAAAAATGAGTCAGATGAAGAACCAAAACAAAAAACAAAAGTTGTCAAGAAAACAACCAAAAATGAGTCAGATGAAGAACCAAAACAAAAAACAAAGGTTGTCAAGAAAACAACCAAAAATGAGTCAGATGAAGAACCAAAACAAAAAACAAAAGTTGTCAAGAAAACAACCAAAAATGAGTCAGATGAAGAACCAAAACAAAAAACAAAGGTTGTCAAGAAAATAATCAAAAAAGGTGAACTTAGGTGAATATCAATTGAAATCTAAACTCCTAAACTCATAGGGAAACTTATGGGTGGCGCATGCTAACTACATGCGGTACAGGAAAAAGGTTTAGAGATGGAAAATCCGCAGCCAAGCTCCTAAGGCTTTCGAAAGAAAGCTATGGAGAAGGTTCAACGACTAGATGGAAGTGGGCGGAAGTGACAAAACTTCTGCTTAAGGTATAGTCTAATCCAGCTTGAGAAAGCTCTGTAATGTAGTCTTCATAATCCGTTGTTCATTAGGTTATGATTGCGAGTTTACAGGTACGATGACCTAGGGAGGAAATGCCTTAGCGAGTATGGTATAAATGAGATCGAGGGACGGTGGTTTACGATTAGGCGAAATGGAAAGAGATGCAATTATTGCACACGCAATGGCTAAATTTTTACACGAAAAGATGATGTATAACTCTGATGCATATTCAACCTATGTATGTGACATATGTGGGTTGTTTGCACAGAGAGCAATAAGAAAGATTAATAAAGCATGGCCAACAGCAACAGATGTATATTTCTGTTCTTACTGTAAGAACTATAATAAGATTTCAAAAGTAATGATTCCATATGCATTTAAATTATTATTACAGGAATTAATGGCAATGTGTATTGCCCCAAGAATTAGAGTGAAAAAGGACATTTATTCACAACATTAGATGTAAATAAAGTTATTCAAAATTTTTTGGAAATGATCCCATATCAACACATTGTTGTAAATAGGGCGGATAGAACATTTCTTCAATTGTTGGATCTGTTATATCCATTTCTTTTATTTTTTTAGTAACTGTTTCAATATCATATTTTGAATATGAAACATGTGTTATTTTCATATCAAAGTGTTTTACCAAAGTATAAATGTATTGTGTCACATGGGCGCCACCTGCATAAACAATTCCATTTGTAATATAATCTTTGTCTAAAAAACGTCTTAAGAAATACATGTCAACAAGCATAGAAAATGATATTAAGATATTTTCATGTAACTTAAGATGATATTCTTTTATTTTACTAATTTTTTCATTCATCTCATAAACATTTGGATCATAACCATACCAATCTTTAATGAATAATTTGTCAGAATGTAATTTATTTAGTTTATATAATCCATTTGTAGAAATATATGTAGCCAATAAGTCATTATAATCTTGAATATAATCAGTTATAAAGTCAATATCATTAATTATGTTGTCAAATATTTTGATTATTATGTTGTATATGTCAGACAGTTTTTCAAAAACTTCTGCATGATGATATTTTGAATTTATTTTTGTCATAATTTTTTCTATGTGTTTTCCAACATCACGTTTTGCAAGTTTTATTGAGTGTAGGGGATTTTCTTCTCTTGTTTTATTTCTAGATAATTTTCTTTTAACATTGTTTGGAAAATATGTTTTAATATTGTCTATAGATGTTTTTAGTTGATCATATTTTTCTTTTAAAATATCTAAGTCGTGACGAGTAATACGATTATTAATTTGTGTCTTTTCAATTGAAGCAGATATTTCTGATAATGTCACATTTACTTTAGATTTAAAATAATCTCTTATGTCAATCCAATGAAAACGAATATTCTCTCCAAATTTTGTTCCAATAACTTTCTTTTTTGTTTTATCATAATCAATCATTTTAAAAAATAATTTCATTACCTCATGAATATATTTATCCTTGTATGCATAGTGTGTGTCTCTTATATTTTCAAATAAATATGACTCACCTATTTCAAAAAAAACATCTAGGTAAGTTTTTCTTTCTTTCAAAAATTCCTCTGCAAAATATGTATAAATATTCGTATTGACGAGAGATGTGCATTTTGTTTGTCTATCAAGATTCACGTGAACATCAAAAAATAAATATATCACTTTTGAAATACCAAAAATTTCACCCTCAAGTCTTATAACATTAATAGGACCATTTATGTATTTATTATTCATATAGAATTAAATTCGAAAATTTAATATGATACTAAATTTGAAAATAATACTGTAAATCATATAATACTTAATTTTTTATGGTATGAATAAAGATATAATAGATAATGCAATATATGACTATCATTTGAACTATTATAAATATCTGGCGGCGTCAGATAAACCTATGAATGGACAAAGAGGTCGTCATGGAATATATTATTTTATAAAGGAGTCAAACATATGTAAAATTCTGGAATACAAAAAATTTGTTAATGACATTAATTGTTCAAATAGTAGAGAAGTGAAAATGTTTTTAAATATGTGCAAATATTTAAATTTGATGAATGATAACATTATACAAGTTTATTCGAATTGTCTATCAATAATTGATAAAATTTATCTGACTAAAAACAAACTTTATTATGAATATTTTTTGAACATAGGTGATTTTATTCTTTCTGATTATTGTTTGGGGATGTATAAACCAAAATTGGCAGAACACAAAAAAAATATGTTATGTAAAAAATACAAAAATGATTTTCTAATGTCAACTGTAATAAATAATACATGTGTCATGAATGAAACAGTTTTAAGTGACAAACTATGTATTTCTGAATTAACGACAAAAACAGATGAGAAGTTTGCATTAAAATTAAAAGTGACCAAAGATATTAAAAAATCTTTGCTGAATATAATATTCAAAAAATCAATAAAAGATAAATATTTGTACACATTAAAAGAAGTCATAAGTAGAAATAATTTCGACATTAAAAATGTAAATTTTGGAATGCTATATGATAACAAAAAACATAGACGAAAAAGAAGAAGAAGAGAATATGAAAATACCAAACAATTCAAAAATAAACAATTGTTAAGTGATATATTTGATATATTAGAACATAAAAAATTATTGAAAATTCCAATCAAAACTTCATTGGTCAATAAATGTTTAAAACTAAAACACTATGACATTGCATGTAAATTGATGTCATATGTAAGAAATAAATCAAAAGTCGTTAAAATAACACCAGAAAAGATATTTGGCCAGTTAATTTATCGAAGATCAACTAATAGAAGTGCTAAAAAAATAAAAAATATTAAGGTAGAAATTGTTAAAAAATATGTTGATAATGGAATTATTAAAACTGAATCTTTCTATGACAGTAAGTTTAGAAGAATACTTGCTTTTTATATGTGTCATTTTGACGACAATGTTCTTGATTATATTATTAATACCATAAAAACCAAACCCTTATTTAGTCGTTTTCCATATAGATTTAAACCATATATCAAAACATATATTAACTTATGCCATAAATATAATATTCCATTTCCGCTGAGGGCATTTTTTGAAATCAAAAACAATAAATATTTAATAAAATATATGAAAGATAACAACATCAATCCTTCAAAATATTTAAAACAAATTAAAATAGATCCAGATATTCTCTTTATTAAAAATTCAAAAACTCTTTCTGAGTGTATGAAATATTTGCAATCAAAAACAAGGCAATACATTCATGTTTATGTATACGAAGCTCTATATAATAGATTTGGCAATGATATATTTAATGATTCGATAATACTGAATAAATTGTTGTCACATGATATATTTAATGATGTAAGATATCATAAACAATATAGAAGCATAATGGAAAAAATAACAGATCAAAATTTAATGGGAAAATATATTAGAGATGATAATTTTACTCCAGACAATATCGGATATTTTCTCAAATGCGGAAGAGATTCAGATATTTATAACGCCTTTCTTGCTAACTATAAAAAAAAATCTGCAGAAGAACAATATATATTTCTTGGTAATTTAAAAATACGATTGAGTATGTATCGTTATCAATTTTTTATAATTGATCTGATTAATAATACCAAAAAGACAAAACAAACCACAGACTATTTTGTTAAAAAGATTATGTATACAACTATGACTGTTGAACTATTTGATTGTATACAAAAAAATAATTTGATCCCTCAAGATAAATTAATCTGTATAATAATTAAGAATATGGATATTGTAAAATATTCATTGAATAAACTAAATTACGACAAATATTTTTCATTTGAATGTTTTCTGGAAGCACTATATGAATGTAGCCACCATGGTTATAAGATTACGGAGTGCCCATTTTTAGTTAAGTTGGCAGACCAAATATTTAAATTATTGTCAGATTCTAAAAAAATTAATATTACATTATTGTTTCTTTTATTCTCAAAACTATATGAGTATGATGTAATAAAAGACATAAATATTTTAATGAAAGACTTGTTTCAAAGAACAAACATAATAAGTAAAGACATATATGATTATTTAATAAAAAAAAATGTAAAATATGATGTTGAGTTAAAGCCGGTTGAAATGGATTTAGATATAGAAACTTTAAAATTAGATTCTAAGGCAATGAATCATTTAAAAAAATCAAAAAACCTTGTGTATGGCATAAATGAAAATTTGGATAAAAAATTGGATGTCAATAAAGAATATATTAAAATCATAACAGATATTTAAGTGATTAAAATATGACAAACACTTAACATGTTTTCAGTATTATTTTTTGTATGTTAACAACAAATATCTCCAACGGGAATTTTATCATTTTTTCATTTATGATTTGGTCTAAAGACCAAATTATAAATAAAAAAATTGAATTCAACATGTCTAACTATCTAAATACAAATAGATAATATAAGATGTCAAAATGGACATAAAATATTTAGAACAAATAGCAGCCAAAGAAATTATAGAAACCTATAAACATTGTGTCAAACAATATGGTTTTAATCAATATGGTTTTAATCATAATTATATGAAAAATTCAACTTTTTTGTATTCATGGCTGCGGCATTCACACGTAATAAATATTTGTCAATACAGAAAATTTGTAAAAGTATTTAATCATAAAAATGAATATGAAATAAAAGCATTTCTTTGTATATGCAAGCATTTAAGTATGAATACAAATACAAATACAGAAACATATATTAATTGTCTCTCAATTCTCGATAAAATTTATGCATATGATAAGACATACATAAATCATTTTCTTAAAAAATTTATTAAATATCAAAATATCATTCTTTCCGAATATACTGCAGTGATATACAAAGGAGCATTATTAGAAAGCGAAAAGGAATTATTACTTGAAAAACACAAAGATAACTATTTACTGTCATGTGTTCTCAACAAAATTGACACTTTAAAAAGGAAGGATGTATCGCTTGATAATTTAGCAGAACTAAACATCGTGACTGATGAGGATTTCGCAAGTAAGCTGTGTCAATTAGGTTTAATTGATAAAAAAATAGCAATGAAAATATTTGATATATCAATTAAAAATTGTTGTTTGCGTACATTCAAGACATTAATTAACAAAAATTTGATTGATATTTCTATTGTCACAATAGAATCGATATTATTATTAATCAGACGAAACAAAAAAATTATTGATCAAAATTTGTTGTATGATGTTTTTGACAGTTTGGAATTAAAATATAAAATAATTCTGGCAGGCAGCAGAGAATTTGTTGGTGAATGTATTTCTGCAAGTTTACATTATTTTGTATGTAAACTATTGGTATTCTTGAGTAAATATTGTAAAATAAGAAAAGTAAACCCTATGGAGATATTTGGTGCGCGGTCTAGTGACGACAGTTATAGAACATATTTCTATGGAAATTTTAATAAAAAAAAAGTTAAGAATATCACTCCAGACATTTTAGATAACTATATAAACAATAATCTTGTCAGATCTAAAGTATTTTATAGTTCATCTTTTAGTATAAAATTTGGAGACAATTTATTGTATTTAAGAGATGATACAATAGATTATTTGATCAATGTAATCAAAACTAAGCCTGTATTTTGCGATAAATCGCCTGCAACAATAGACAGTCAATCGGACATAAAAAAAAATATTAAAATTTGTTCTAAACATAATATTCGTTACGGAATTAGCAATCGACATTTATACAAAAAATATAAATGTTATAATAACTACATAAATAACAGTTTTTCTGCTTATACAATACAAAAATTATGCGTTGGCGAGCAACTCAGAAAAAAACTTCATAAAATTGAAAATATACATGATATTGATTTTGAAGATATGCAATTGACCAATCATATTTATTACAATATGAAAATTAAATTGTTGTGGGATAAATTCGGAGATAAAATATTTGGTAATTCACGATTCATATATTACACAATCCTTTTTCATTCACATTTGTTATCTGACAATAAAACAATTATTGAAAAATTCTTAGATGATAAATTTATTAAAAAATACATTGACAAAATAGATTTTTCATGTGTTACTTTAGTATTTTTACAATATTGCGGAAGGAGTTCATACATATATAAAACCTTCATAAAAACATATGAAGATAATACTAATGAATGTCAAATACTTTTTTTACAAAAAAGTATCAATATTAATAGAATAACAATTGATTTAGCTATCCTTAATGACATTATTACAAAGACAAAAAATGATGACAAACATCATGTCTATTTAATTCGTATGTTAGCCACATGTAACAATGCTAAAATAAACTTTGAATACATGACCAGTCAAAATTTATTATCATACAAAAATTTAATTGTATTGCTTTTAATAGGGGCAGATATTCTTGATGTTGTCAAATATATCAAGGAGTTTACAATAGAAATATTAATTGAATATTTATATCATTACGTACTTTGTTTTTATGGACTATCATCGTATTTAACTATTGATATTCTTATCGCATTGGGGGATGCTCATTTTGGATTTTTATCAAATTCCGATCAAATAAACATTCTACTGCGTATTTATAATCAAAATTGGAGAATAAATTTTTGTTTTGTAAGGAAATTATTTCAGAAAAATAAAATAATCCATAAAGAACTATATGAAAAACTTCTAAAAAGTCACAGTCTTGAGGAAATTGATGATTTACAATTAATACCAACTGATATGAAATACAACTTAGAATCACTTGGAAATATCAATTCATACATTTATGAAGAATTAAAAATAATGATGACGCACGATATAGAGAATAAAATAAATGATACAGTAAATGAAGAATATGTAAGAATCATAAATGACATATAAATGTTATAAGAATTAAATGATAATTATGTATATATGGAACTAGAGGATCTAGAGGATTTAAATGACATAAATTATGAATTTTATTTAGAAAAATATAATTATTTCTTAATGCAAAAAAATAATAACAAACGAATGATACACCGTTACGAAATACGTTCATTTTTTGAAATATTGACTTATCAGCAGTTTGTAAAAGATTTTAAATATGAACATGCTAATTTTTTTTTAAAAAGTTTTCTTTCATATTTTCAAAAGGAGAATTTTGATTCATCAACACAAAAAGCATATAGAGTGTATATGTCACTACTTGATAAAATTTTTATAAAGGGTAAACAGATGACAATTAATAATATGTACACAAACTTTTTAAAAGCGAATAATTTCATTTTATCTGATTACACACTTGCATTATATAAACCAAAAATAAAAACTAATACAAAAATAAAATTACAAAAAAAGTTAAGAAATAACATTCTTATGACGGATGTTCTAAATAAAACAGAAGTGATTGTTAATAAAAATACAAATGTGAATTTAAAACAGTTTAACAAGATGACAATCATAACAGATGTTTTATACGCACAATCAATAATCAAAACAAAAAAAATCGATAATGGATTATTAAAATCATTGTTCAACAAGGCGATTGAGAAGAATTGTTTGAATACATTAAAAGCCATTATTGAAAGGAGTGATTTTATTATTAAAAAATTTGACTTTGGAATATTTTATAAAAAAGCAAGACAAAGACACGCGAAATATACTAAAAACTTTGGAAAATGGAAACGACGACATTCTAAGATGACAACACCAAAAAATGAGTCTATCATATGCGAGGTATTCGACATACTAAAAACAAAAACAAACTTGGTAATTACAAATGCCAATTCTTATTTTAAATATTGTACACAACGACGACTCCTAAATTTGGCACATAGAATTATTCCATATTTAGATAGAACAAAAATAAAAAATATTGATCCAATAATATTTATAATAGATCAAAAAAATTACATTGCTAAATACAATGCCATATACAATAATAAATTAACAATTGGTCAACTTAAAAAATATGTGGATTCTAAACTAATAAAAATGTCATTATTTCACAAAAAGGAATTCAGAGTTTACTTTGGCAAGTTTTTGACTAAGATCGATGACTCCAGTATTGATTATCTTATTAATGTCATTAAGACGAAACCACTTTTTACAATTCGTAGTCGACCCAAAAACATTGATTTATTTATGAACATATGCAAAAAATATAATTTGCAATTTCCGATTCAATTTTATGGACATAGAAAAACAAACAAAGATATAATTAAATATGCAAAAGAGAATAATTTAAATATAAAAACACTCAAACCTGTTTACATTAATAGTTGGTATAAATATGATGCGGATATTATGAATGTCATTAAAAAAACATCAGATGTTAATGAATGTGTGCGATTATTAGATTCGGTACCTAATTGGCGTGGGCTGTCATGCGATGTTTGTGAAATGCTTTACAAAAAATATAATAATAGGATATTTTCAAATGTACAAATTGTAAATAACATAATATTGAACTTAAGATATTCCAGCAGACTGCCCAATAAACAGGTTTTTTTTATTAAAAAATTTGAAGAGCCTGAAATAATTAAACAAATTGCGAATGTAGTAGACATTGATATGACGCCAAGAATTTATTTATATTTCACTATTAGATGTAAAGATGTCAATGTTTTTTTAAAACCATTTATTACAAGATATTCTGCTATGTCTGCAAAGAAGCAAGGAGATATATTGAATCAGCTAGAATATGAGCTTCAAGCAGGGTATTTTTTGAACTATATTGAAATATTTAGAAAAACAAAAAAGAATAAGGAAAATTTTAAATCCATTATAAATATTTTGTCGAAAAGTCTAACACCATCAGCTATAGATGTATTAATAAAAGAAAAATTTTTGTCAGAGGAAGATAAGATTACAATAGTATTACAATCATGTGATACAGACAATATAATTTATTCAATTAACAAACTAAATTATGAAAAATATTTTGATTTTAATTTTCTTCTACATGCACTTATAAAGACAAGTGAAGATTACCGTATGGATCACAAACAATTGCTTATGTTTGCAATTCTTTTTAAAATTGCGGATAAATGTTTTAAATTCTTATCGAATGTAGAACAAATAAATATGGTACTTTGTTGTTCTAAAATACATAATATTATAGAAATATTTGATAACACTTCATTAATAAATTTGGTGTTCAGCAAAACAAAAAAGATACAAAAAACACTATATGACAAACATGAAAATAAATTGAAATCGCATAAGTTAACTCCTGTAAATATGGAATTTGACTTAAGTAAAATAGATGAGAAATATCGAGAATATATAGAAATCCCGATGGAAAGAAAGAAAGATGTTAGAGAAATAAACAATGTAGATAATTTAGTGGATAAAGAATATATTAAAATATTGGATGTTAAAGATCTATTTTAATTAGCGCATATATTCAAATATAATTTTGTCAACATTTATCATGAATATTGACAAATATAACAACTTAACTCTAAATGAATTAAAAACTTTGTATAAAACCACTTCAGACAAACAAGAACAAGCACTAGCACAAAGACTAATACAGAAAAAAATAGAAGATTCACAACATCATATCAACAGTGTCACAATGCCAATTGATAAAGAGTTTGAAAAAAAACTTCAAATTGCATATCTTAAGATGATTGAAGAACAAAAAAATGAAGATGATCGAATTTAGCCCTTTGCAACAATTCTATATGCCACACTTTTTTGAGTTTGTTCTGAACATCTCAAAATTCTTATTACTTGCCCTCTTTTTAGGTTAAAATAACTCACAATAGGATCTGATGTTAATATTTTATTCAAATTATTTCTTTTTACATTATATGTGTTTAATAATTCAGTAACTTCTTGTTCACTAAGAATTTCATATTTAGGTGAATCAATGTGATCTGTAATATTAATCATAAAAAAGTCTTCAGTGAATACCTCTGTATGAGCGGTAGATAATGATGCTTTCGCTTTATCTGTGATGGAATCAAAAATCATGATCTTATGATGATTTTTATATGAGTCTAAAAATTCTTTTATGACTGGAATTTTTGTGACGCCCACAATTTTTTGTGGTATTAATCTTACAATTGTTTTCTTTTTATCTTTTTCCAGATCGATTGAATAGGTATTATCATCAGTTGGATTTTTAAATTTTTGCATATGTTGTTCAATTGATTCTTGTTTTATTAATTTTCTTTCAAACAGCATCTTTAGTACATTTTCTAAAACAGTTTTTCTGACTGTTTCAGAATCCTTTTTCATAGCAAGTAATTGTGGATTATCTGACATGATGAAGTAATATACTATATCAAGATTTTTCTTTAGGCGTTTTGAATTTCAGTTTTTTATGGCATTGGATTTATATTAATAAAAATTGAAAGATATATTCAAAACAAATGTCTTTTAAAAAATACTATTCTACAATGGCCGAAGATACTTCAATATATCGTTCAATATGTGATTCGATTGAATCATCTGAACAACACATGAGAATTATATATGTTGCAATAGGTAGCAAAGCTAATTTTGATGAGTCAACCAGTGCAGATTTTAACCAACAATATCCAACAACATTATATAAATTTAAAAGAGATCACTCCGATGCAAATATTCACTTGATATTGATTGATCCAGAATTAGAAGACCCTCCAAAATGCACGCCGATGATTACAAATGAAAAGGTTTATTGTGTTAGAAAGAATATTGAACATCATGAAATATTAGAATTAATTTCAAATTTGATTGTAATATCAATCAAAGATAACTCATTATTCATTATTGATGCATTCATAGGACTACACATGGATTCAATTGCAAGACAATTTGATGATGCAATAAAAGAACATTTAGATCACATTATTATTGGCATGGGTTGCAGAGACAAACATGGATGTTTCCCAAAGCTAAATGATAGAATATATCACTTTGTATATTCTATCAATAACAATAGAGTAAAAGTTTTCAATCCATATTACAACCTCATAAATAGAATTCCATTCGAAGAATCAACAAATTCTTTAATAGAACATCAAAAACTATTTGTTTTAGAACATTTAATACACAATATTAAGATTGATGATTTGGCCGAATTAAGAAAAGTCGTTATTGACAATGGAATTCCATCATTTGATACACTAAGAAGCAAGTTAAGTGATATTATTTCTGTCTGGAATCTGCCAACCAATGCTGAACTTATCATAAGTAAAATCATGTCTCAACCAGACATCTACAAATGGACAAACATAATTAATGAAATATTGAATATTGATAAAAGTAATAATAAATAATAATAATAAAAATACCTCTTTCTTTTTTTATTCTCTCCATTTTATCCCTGAAAAATCTCCGCGCACGCGCGACCATCTTTCGCACAAACTCAGTTTGTGTGAAAGTTGGAAATTTTTCAGAAAAGTTAAAAAAATTGGTGATTTTTAGTG